GAAAAAGGAATTCAAGTCATTCCTTGTCATTACAAATTAGAATATATTGAATGGCAAGATAGAGGCGAAGGTTCTGGAGCACCAGTTGCTATTCACCCATCTTATAGTGATATTATGACTAAAACTACAAGAGGTGCAGATTATAAAGATAGATTACCTAATGGTAATTATATTGAAAAAACTGCAAGTCATTTTGTAGTAATTAATAGTAATACACCTTCAACTGCTTTAATTGCCATGAAATCGACGCAATTAAAGATTAGTAGAAAATGGAATAGTATGATGGCTAGTATTAAGATGAAAGGAAAGAACGGAATGTTTACTCCTTCTTCTTATAGTCATACATATAAGTTGAGAACAACTCAACAATCAAATGATAAAGGTACATGGTTTGGTTGGGAAGTTAGTAAAATTGGTCCAGTAGAAGATGCTTCTCTGTATCAACAAGCTAGATCTTTTGCTGATAGTGTATCTAAAGGTGATGTCAAAGTTAAGCATGGCGAATCAAACGATTCTGCTAAAGCTGAAGCTTCTAACTTTTAGTTCATTTAATGTGTGGGCGAGCAATCGCCCACATAAACTAGAGACAGTTTATGGATAGTAAAGAAAGAAAATTTATAGATATTTTTACAGGTTTGCAAAGAGCATTTGGTACCGCAGACTTAACAAAATTATCAATTGATCCAAGTACAGGTAAAGCTAAACCAGTTTATGGTTGGGCACATAGAGAAATTAAAGATCAAGATTATTTAGATCATTTAAATGGCAAACAATCAATTGGTATTCAACCATGTGATGATAGTGGTATGGCACAATTCGGTGCTATTGATATTGATGATAAGCAACACAGTTATACTAATTTTCCATATAAAAAATATTTAGATATTATAGCAGAACATAATTTACCATTAGTTCCAGTTAGATCTAAAAGTGGTGGACTTCATTTATATTTATTTGTTAAAGAAAAAATAAGAGCAGTTGCAATAAGAAATTTTTTAGAAGGATTATTATTTACATTAAAGCTTCCAACCAATATTGAAATATATCCTAAACAAACTGAATTAGGTAAAGACTCAGAAGGTAAATGGAACATGGGCCAATATATAAATTTACCTTATTATAAAAAAACAGAAAGAGTTGGATTTAATTTAGATGGTACAAAATTTACATTTGATCAATTTATAGATGTGGTTGAAGCAAATACATATACTGCAGATGAATTAGAGGAATTTACATTAGAGCATACTAAAAAATTATTAAACGGTGGCGGTGAAGAATTTAATGATGGTCCACCATGTCTTGCAATATTAACTAGAAATAAACTAACAGATGGACGTGATAGATTTTTATATAATTATCATGTTTTTGCCAAAAAGAAATATCCAGATGATTGGGAAAAAATGGTTATTGCAGCACCAGGTAGATATTTTCAACCTGGATCAAATGGTGTTGTAGATTGGACAGAAGCACAAACTAGAAAAAAAATACCATCTTGGAAAAGAGAAGGTAAAAAAGGATATAAATGTACAGAAGAACCTATTAATGCAGTTTGTTTAAAAGCAGAGTGTCGTAAAAGAAAGTTTGGTTATTTATCAGATAAACAATCTTCTTTTCCAGCTTTATCAGGATTACAAAAAATAACTTATCCTGAACCACAATATACATTTAATGTAACATTATCTGATGGACAAACTACAAAAGAAGTTAGAGCAAAAAATATAAAACAGATAATTGAATTAGATAATATTAGAGCAATTATCGGTGCAGCAGCTGATATGGTTCCACCAAAAATAAAACAAGATGAGTTTCAAGATATATTAGATAATTTATTTCCACCTAAATTAACTACACCACCACCAAAAGGTACAACTCCAAATGAATTACTAGAGGATTATTTATTAACTTACTTAAATGGACCAAAAGCAAAAACACATGCATCATTTAAAACTGGAGCAGTATTGATTGAAGGTAATTATGCTTACTTTGTTTATGCAAGTTTTTTTAATACTTTAAAAAATAAAGAATGGAAAGAAGGTAGAGGACCAACTGGAGAAAAAATGAAAGAGTTATTTGAAGCTGATTTTAATGCTCAAAAAAGATTTCCAAAATTAGATGGACAAGAAAACTCTAATCCACCTATTAATGTTGTTAAAATATCTTTAGATAAATTTCCTGAATTATTATCTGACGAAGAAAAACCTAAAGAACAAGTAATACATAAAAGAGAAAGTAATTTTTAATGATTAAAAAAATATTTGGTCCTCCAGGTACAGGTAAAACATATACATTATTAAATTATGTAGATGAATATATTAAAAAAGGTACACCTTTAAATAGAATAGGATATTTTGCATTTACTAGAAAAGCAGCAAATGAAGCTAAAGAAAGAATGTTAGAGAAAAACCCTGAATTAGATAAAAAAGATTTACCTTACTTTCAAACTTTACATTCTTTTGCTTTTCATACATTGGGTATGAATGAAGAAAATGTAATGCAACCAGTGCATTATGAACAGATAGGTAAAGAATTAAATTTAAGAGTAACTGATACCGGTGATGAATCTGGTTATTTAAATTTTAATAGTGATTATTTTAAATTAATTAATAAAGCTAGAGTTAAAAATATATCTGTAGAAGATGAATTTAATACAAATGAATGGGGTGATGAATTAGATTATGAAACATTGGGTCATGTCTATTTAAATTATAATCATTTTAAAGGTGATACTTTGTATGACTTTAACGATATGATTACAAAATTTGTAAATGAGAAAGAAAAATGTAGAGAGTTTGATGTTATTTTTATTGATGAAGCTCAAGATTTATCTCCAATACAATGGATGATGTTTGATGTATTAAAAGAGAAATCTAAAGATGTATATCTTGCAGGAGATGATGATCAAGCGATATTTGCCTGGGCTGGTGCAGATGTAAATAGATTTTTAAATGAACCTGCAGAAGAAGAAATATTAGATTATTCAAATCGTATTCCACCAGCAGTACAAGAATTAACTAATGTAATATTAGAAAGAATAACAACTAGAAAACAAAAAAATTACAGACCTAAAAAAGGTACAGAAGGATCTGTTCAACATATTTATAATATGGATCATATTGATTTAACTAAAGGTGACTGGTTAATTTTAACGAGAACTACTTATAGATCTGATGAAATATCTAAACAATTAAGACAAAATAATTTATATTATAAAAATAGATTTGGAAAGAGTTATAATACAAGGCTCTATAAAGCTATTTTAAACTTTGGTCATTTATGTAAAGGTGCTTCTTTATCTACAGCAGACTCAAAAGAATTATCCGAATACTTATCTAGAGCTCCACAATTTACAGATAGACAAACTTTATATAAATTATCGGATTTTAATTATCAACCTGGAGATCTTTGGTACAACGTATTTACAAAAGCAGATCAGGAAGAATGTTTTTATATTAGAACTATGTTATCTAATGAAGAGAAATTATCACAAGAACCAAGAATAGAAGTATCTACAATTCATGCAGCTAAAGGTGGTGAATGTGAAAATGTAATTGTTGTATTGGATAATGCTAAAAAAATAAGAGATTCAATTGAAAATAATATTGATAAAGCAGATGAAGAACATAGAGTTTGGTATGTAGGTGTAACTCGTACTAAAGAAAATTTGTACTTATTAAAACCAAAGAAGGAGCGCTATGGCTATTCTTTGTAATTTTAAACCGGTTGGGATAGAGGGAAAGTCTCAGCGGAGAGTGGTAGCTTCGCGCTCTAACGAGCGACGTTGGTTCGGGGCCTTCAAGTCCCAAATATATTCATCATCCCCGTTAAACCAACAACTACCACATAAACTATAAAGGAGCAATATGACAGATAAAAATCTATTTGAAAGTGCATTTCCAAGAGACAAACAAGTTGGAGGAGATCATTATAAAAAATTTAAAATTCAACCTTATACATTTACAAGGACCAACGACTTGAACTTCTTTCAAGGAAATGTTATCAAATATGTTTGTCGTTATAAAGATAAGAATGGAATAGAAGATCTACAAAAAATAATTCATTATTGTGAATTAGAAATAGAGCAAATGAAAAAGGAGAAAAAGAAATAATGAGAGTTCCACTATTTACAGCACAAACAGAATGGGTTGAACCAGAAGAATATCCAGATTTAAGATCTTATGATGAAATAGCAATTGACTTAGAAACTAGAGATCCAGATTTAAAAACAAAAGGATCAGGTTCTGTAATTAATAATGGTGAAGTAGTGGGTATTGCTGTTGCTGTACCAGGACGAAAATTTTATTTTCCTATTGCTCATGGCTCAGGACCCAACATGGATCGTAAGAAAACTTTAGAATGGTTTAAAGATGTATGTGAATGTAATGCTACAAAAGTCTTTCACAACGCTATGTATGACGTATGTTGGATACGAAATTTAGGTATAAAAATCAATGGTTTAATAGTAGATACAATGATTGCAGCATCTTTAATTGATGAGAATAAATTTTCTTATACTTTAAATTCTTTATCATGGGAATATTTAGGTCATGGTAAAAATGAAACAGCTCTAGTTGAAGCAGCAAAAGAAAAAGGTTTAGATCCTAAAGCAGATATGTGGCAACTACCTGCGCTACATGTTGGAGCTTATGCAGAAAAAGATGCAGAGTTAACTTTAGAATTGTGGCAAAGATTTAAAACAGAAATAATTAATCAAGATATAGAATCTATTTTTAATTTAGAAACTGAATTGTTTCCATGTTTGGTTGACATGAGATTTAAAGGCGTAAGAGTAGATGCAGAAAGGGCTCTAACATTAAAACAAGAATTGCAATCGAAAGAAGAAAAGTTGTTGTTAGAAGTAAAAAATGAAACAGGTATTGATCCTCAAATTTGGGCGGCAAGAAGTATTGCAAAAGTTTTTGATAAACTTGGTTTAGAATATTCAAGAACTGAGAAATCAGACGCACCATCATTTACTAAAAATTTTCTTTCTGAACATGAACATCCTTTAGTACAAAAAATAGCACAAGCTAGAGAAATTAACAAGGCTCACACAACTTTTATTGACACTATTATTCGATATGAACATAAAGGTAGAATTCACGCTGAGATAAATCAGATCCGTTCTGATGCTGGTGGTACTGTAACGGGAAGGTTTAGTTATAATAATCCTAACTTACAGCAACTTCCAGCACGGAACAAGGACCTAGGACCAATGATAAGATCTTTATTCTTACCAGAAGAGGGTTGTACGTGGGGATGTTTTGATTATTCACAACAAGAACCAAGACTGGTTGTGCATTATGCTGCATTAGAAAAATTTCCATCTGTATATGATGTTGTAGATGCATATAATGAAAATACAGATACAGACTTTCATAAAACTGTAGCAGAAATGGCAGACATACCTAGATCACAAGCTAAAACAATTAACCTTGGATTATTTTATGGTATGGGTAAAACTAAATTACAAGCTGAATTAGGTGTTACTAAAGAAAAAGCTGATGAGTTATTTACTCAGTACCATGATAAGGTACCTTTTGTAAAAAATTTAATGAACGCAGTATCAAATAGAGCACAAAGCCATGGTCAAATAAGAACCTTACTTGGAAGATTATGTAGGTTTCATTTATGGGAACCAAATATGTTTGGTATGCATAAAGCATTACCTCACGATCAAGCACTCAGGGAACACGGACCAGGGATCAAAAGAGCTTATACTTACAAAGCATTAAATAAATTAATTCAAGGTAGTGCTGCAGATATGACTAAGAAAGCTATGGTTGATTTATACAAAGAAGGAATTGTAGCTCA